CCTGTAAAGCCCGTTGAACCTGTTGGTCCTGTAAAGCCTGTTGTTCCATTATAACCAGTAGGACCTGTAGTTCCTGTTGGCCCAGTTCCAATGGGGCCTGTGAAACCAGTTGCACCTCTTTGCCCAGTATAGCCTGTAAGTCCTGTAGGACCTACTAACCCTGTTGGGCCTGTGGGCCCTAAAGAGCCTGTGTATCCTGTAGCACCCGTATTTGAAGCACTTCCTCCAGGTCCTGTGAACCCTGTTGGTCCTGTATAGCCTGTTGTACCTGTGGCACCTGTATTCGATGCAGTTCCTGCGGGGCCTGTGAACCCTGTAGGGCCTGTGTAGCCTGTATATCCAGTTTGTCCCGTTGCACCAAGTAATCCAACTGCATCAAATGTTATATAAAATGTAGTAGTGAGACCTGGTACAAATGAGTCTCCTGATAAATAGCTTAGATTATAGATAAAATAGGTAATATTATTTACTATTCCATTAATTGAATAAATTACTTCTGTAAAATCATTTGTATCAACTAAATGTAGTAAACTATTAACACCAATTGCACTAAAAAATGCGCTTTTATTAATCGCATTAAAATCAATTCCGCTTATTTTAATACTTGTTACATTTATCATGTCATTAGCATTTGTTGTAAATTTTCCAGAAGGAGGTATTCCATAGGCAAAGTTTTGATATTGGTATATTGATGTGTTTATTGCGGGACCCGTATTACCTGTAAAGCCTGTTGGTCCTATTGGGCCTGTTAATCCTGTTGGTCCTGTAACACCCGTATTTCCTACTCTACCTGTTGGTCCTATTGAACCTGTATAACCTGTTGTACCTGTTGGACCCGTCTTTGATGCTCCTGTTGGACCAGTTGCTCCTAGCCCTGTATAGCCCGTTGGTCCTGTTAAACCCTGTATTCCTGTTGCTCCCAGTGCACCAACTGGTCCAAAATGTACATTCTTAAAGGCTCCACCTGGTGTTTCTATAGAGGCATCTAAGTACAGGGGATTTCCTTGTACTCTAAGCGTACTATATACGGACTCTGTATCCTTGAAATATATTACATTTTGACCATCATATCGTACTTCAAATTGCGTTGTAGAAAAATATGTTCCAATTGTTGATTTGGCAACTGCACTTTCAATAATCGTCGCATTTCCATTTGATCCAAGATAAACGCCATAGTTAATATTGGAGTAACTTGTATTTATTTGGGGTGATTCACTAAATCCGAGCATGCATTCGGCATTTGTTTGTGCTGTTTGAAAAGTTATAAAGGATCCGAACCGAAAACCCTCGACTGAATATGCATTTGCATCCCATGCATTTATTCCAGATATAGGTTTTTGTATATAGCCTGGCGATACTATCGATATACCATCTCCTATCCATGAAAATAAGCCTTGTGATACTCCTGTAGGACCTGTTCCAGATGAGTTAGATAATTGTTGTAGTGTTGATGGTAAATATGTTATTGGAAATCCTTCAATTGCTCCTTGTGTGCTGATGACATTAAAAACACTTTGCCACTTGTATTCACCATTACCATCTGCAACATTAATTTGTGATGTAGAAATCGGGAGATTTGACAAATTCAATGAGTATAATAATTTATTAAAATTCGCCGATGTTAAGTCTGGTGTACTCATAATGAACTTGCTCTATCCATACTTTAGACTAATGCGCATTAGTTTATAACCCGTGCGCATTTTCTTACATACTAGTCTTCCGATTAACTAGGAGTAAAGGTAGAATGCCTTCAGGTGGTGGACTTTTACAATTAATTGCAAAAGGGAAGCAAGATGTGTTTTTAACAGGAAATCCACAAGTTACTTGGTTTAAAATGGTTTATCGCCGTTACACGAATTTTGCGATTGAATCACAGGCGATTTTCTTTGATGGCAATGCAGATTTTGGTAAACGTATTACATGTGTTATACCTCGCCGTGGAGACCTTCTTGGCGCCCTTTATTTAGAAGTAACTCTACCGGAAATTTATCTTACAGACGGTTCACTTGCATCCTATGTAAATTCTATAGGACATGCGTTAATCGAAGAAATATCAATTGATATTGGTGAGCAAGAAATTGATAAACAGACCGGAGAATGGATGGAAATATGGTCAGAATTATCTGTACAACCTGGGCGGCGAGATGCCTTTAATACAATGATTGGAAAACAGGGCGGGACTCTTCCTCCTCCAAAGACTTATCCTGCAGATACGGCAGCCGTTTCAATCTATGGTACATATCAATATGGTGCGCAAAAACTCTATATTCCACTTCAGTTCTGGTTTAATAAGAATCCTGGCCTCTATCTTCCTCTTCTTGCAATGCAGTATCATACGGTTCGTATAAATCTAAAGTTAAGATCGCTTCAGCAAATGGTTTATACAGCCGGACCATTAAATGCTAATCAAAATTGTGCAACAACACCTCAAGCAAAGGAGGCTCACATTATTGATTTAAGAATGTATGGTGACTATGTGCATTTAGATGTAGAAGAGCGCCGCAGATTTGTTTCAATAAGCCATGAATATTTGATTGAACAGGTTCAATACACACCGAAAGTAAGTATACCGGCAACAAACCCTACGGCATCGATTCCACTTGAGTTTAATCACCCAATGCGCGAAATAGTATTTGTGCTACAGCGTGATGTAATGGAAACATACAATGAGTGGTTTAACTATAGTAGTGTATCAGTACAAGAACCTGGAGCACGCCGTGATCTTTTACAACAAGCAGTATTACAAGTTGATGGCTATGACCGATTCGAAATTAGAGATGCCGGATATTTTAGACTAGTGCAACCATACCAGTATCATACAAATGTTCCAACCGATAATTTTATTTATGTATATTCATTTGCCTTACGTCCTGAAGAATTACAGCCATCTGGTTCTTTAAACGCAAGCCGTATTGATGTAATGAAGTTACTTGTTGCTCTCCGACCAGATCCAAGTGTTTCGATTCAGGTTGGCGATCCAAATTATGTGCCTCCACGTGGAAATGCAAGCATACGAATCTATACAACAAATCACAATGTTTTAAGAGTTGTAGATGGGTTTGCAGGACTTGTATTCAAAATCTAAGCGCTGTTTAAACCAGAAGGGGCGATGAGTATACCAGGAATATCAGCACTACCAATTGGCAGTGGGTTGCCAACTGCTCCATCATTATTTAATGCAACTGGTATACAACTTGGAAAAACAGCTTTAATGCTTTTAACAATCTTTCCTCCAACAGGATATTTTGGATTAAATTATTCTGCAGTAGGCCTCCCAATTACTGCTGGTATAAAAGCTGCAGTCTATGGCTTAGGCATTGCAATAGGATTATTTGCTAATCATCTATATGTTAATGAAGTTGCAAAAGTGCTATCATACATTCTTATTTTTGCACCTCCATGGTATATCTTTGATTGCATCAGAATATTGAGTGATAAAAAATTTGATGAAGGTGGGTTTATTCCACCACTTCCAATATCAGCAATACCAACTACTGATGGAAATAATGGAAAATGGAATCTTACCTTTCCGTTGTTAAGTTTAATTCTTGCAGCAACATCTTTTTCAGGCCTTGCCTTTGTAACTAAATATCTTCCATCAAGTATTACAGATTCAATTGGCAAGTATACTGCTTATGCTACTGCTGGAGGCGGTGCACTTTTTATTCTTGCAGCAGGAATTGGGCTACTTATGCAAAAGCCTGCTTCTAGCAGTGTAGCTGGAGCAGTAACGCCTGCTGTATCTGAAATAGGAAGACCTATGAGTGGAGGTGGAAAAAACTTATTACCACCCTTATCGTCATTTATTAATAAACTAACGCCCCAAACTGGTGGCTCAAAGGAGGATATTCCATTTCTTGGAATATTGGCCCTTGTTATTTTAGGAGGATTTAGTTTAAATTATCTCAGGTCTAAACAATAAATATTATATACTTCTATAAAAATGAAGTCTTTAACGAGCCATGAAGAGTTTGAGGGGCTTCTTGGGCGTGGCGAGCACGTGTCTGAAAAGTTACCAGAGTTTAGTATTGTATATTTTACGGCATCATGGTGTGGTGCATGTCGTAGCCTAGACCTCCCCCTTATTGAATCAGAAAATGATAATATTAATTGGCTAAAGTGTGATGTTGACCTAAATCCTCATACTACAGGCTACTGTGAGGTCCGCTCAATCCCTTATTTTCTTGCTGTCAAAAACAAGATGATTGTTGGAAAGTTTCAGAGCAGTAATAGTATTAAAGTTATTGAATGGGTGAATAATCTTTGTGATAAATAGAAATGAATATGCAATTCATAACATCAATACTATATATTATATTTGCAGTTCCTCTGTTATTATATGTTGGATTTCAACGGGCTGCAACTCCTGAATGGGTTTACAATGTATTATATGGCATAGGTCTGCTCCTTTTAGTCTATAGTGGTTATTATACTATTATAGGGCTATATGCAAAATCATCTAGTGTATGGTTAAGTCTTATACACTTAGTATTAGTTGCCCCTCTTCTTCTTTGGGTTGGATATGCTTCCAAAAAAACAGAAAGACCCTTTTATGAATTATTTCTAATTGCTGGATTTGGCGCTTTGGGCTATAATATTAAAAATATAGTACTGAATATTGATAGCATGAAGGCTAAACAATAGATTCTAGTTCTTCTAGGCGCTGACTATCAAGTCCGCTAATACACTTAATAGTGTGATAATGAAACGCAGTCAATGACTTCATTTCCTTTACACATACGGTGCACTTATAGCTTGGGCCACTATGGTCTAGAATGGCATTGATCTCAGTTGAACAATGCTTTCTAACGTAATGAATTAACAGGTTCGCCTTTGTTAGCGCTCCTTTGTAGTTACACTGTTTAGATGGACACTTATATTCACGCTCCTGCTCCTCATGATTGTGAACCTTCTTATGAAGATTCAGCGTGGATGCATGAAGAAATTGTTTATTACACGATGAACATTCAAAGGGTAGTTTACCTTCATGAGTTTTCAGATGATAATGCATTGCATTTTGATGAACATATGTCTTAGAACACTTTTGACAAATGAAATGACCATCTGAGTTCTTAGTATACGTATATACCATGGCTACAAGAAGTTTTAAGGGTTACAGGTCTTCAATTTTTTTAGCCTGGTCTAAACGCTTCTAAACAACTTATATATAATGATTACGATTTTAACACTTGCAATAGGTCATGATTATTGTCAAGGATTAAAAGAATGCCTTGATTTAAAGAAATTATATGCTTTGAATCATGGATATAATTATATTCGGGGTGGTGAAGAGCATTGGGATAGAAGTAGGCCTATTGCATGGTCAAAGATCCCTTTTATCTTATCTGTTCTTTCTGTTTTAGAGGAGGGCGCAATTGTTTGGCTATCCGATGCAGACGTACTTATTACAAATAGCAGTTTAACGATTGAAGACCACATTTTACCGCATTTTCCGAATAATAAAGATATGCTAATGTGTATAGATGCGTGTGGGCATATAAATTCTGGGAATATTTTTTTTAGAAATACGGCGTGGGCCAGAGATTTTTGGAAACGGGTTGGTGAGCAAACCGATCTCTTGTATCATATTTGGTGGGAAAATGCGGGGATTATTAAATTGTTGGAAAATGTCCCAGATGATTTGGCCCATGTAGAAATTACTTCCGATCATACGCGATTTAATTCTTATATTCAAGGGCTTCCTGGACAACCATTATGGAAACCTGGGCATTTTTTAGTTCATTTTGCAGGGATTTATAACATTTTAACAATTCGTAATTATTGTGAACAAATAAATAAGATAAATTTCCAGGCGCGGATAAATTAAATCAGACTACTAATTATAATATGGCTACTGGAATGACTGGTCCTAATATGCCTCCTCCTGCAATGAGGTATCCTCCTGGAATGGGTTCTTCTGGAATGACTACAACACATGGAATGGGTCCTTCTGGAATGTCTATGAAGGGCGGAAATAAGATGACGTATGGTGGTAGTCGTATGGCTACAACAACTGATGCTATGGCTACAACAACTCATGCTATGAAGGGTGGAAAAAGAACAAAGAAGGCTAAAAAGGGGGGATTATCATTTTTTGGAGTTAAACTATTTGGAGGTGCCAGCAAAATGCCTGCAGTTGGCTCAAAAGCTTCTGTTTATCATGGCAAGGCTAAGCACACATCCGGCGGTCTTACGCGTAAGGACCTCATGAAGACGAAACATGGACGCATTGTTTCGCGCAAGAAGCATGCTCTTGGCAAGAAGGCGCTAAAGAATCTTGTAAAGGCGGGCTACAAGGCGAAGAAGGGTACGTTCAAGCTTTTCCGCAAGTAAAAGCGTACCTTGGCAAGCTTTTCCGCAAGTAAATCTAGATAAATATTTATACATTCATCTTAATTATTATGTATAATTAGAATGAGTGGAAAAGAAATGATTCAGAGAGGTCATGAATATCTTCACTGGGAGGGAGAAGGTAGACATTTAGATGCTAATGGAGTATTGCACGGATATTATCCAGATGATAAAGATTATTATCCTAGTCAGTTCCCTTTTTATTCTTTTGAATATACAAGCAGTCCTGCTTATGCTAAGTATGTTACGAAACATCCACCCCACAGACTACATACAAAATTTCATCCAAGATATACAGATATAAATACAGGTAAAGTAGTTGAAGCAGATATTGTAAAATATTATGATGATGGCCAAGTAAAAAGAGATCATTTTGATGTGGTTAAAATATTAGAATATGATGGTGTAACATCAAAATATAAAGTAGAATATTTAGTTGATACAGGTAAACAGATGGCGGAGCCATATCGTACGCATTCTTTAACACGTGAATTTCTCGAAAGAGTAGGTCATGTTCTTCATAAATCAACTATGAATCAAATGGGTGGTAAATTCTACAAAAAACATAATAGAAAACCATCTAAACGTAAAACTCGTCGCAATTAAACGTTACTTTATTGAATATATAGAATCCGCAATTGTTCTAAGAATATCTGCAGATTCTTGAAGACTATAAAGAAGTCCTTGTGTTGCTCCTTCACTTGGATCAAACCAATAAAGTGACCCGTGCTTATCTGATTCTCTTATTGATGACCAGACAAGTCCGACCTCTGATGCCTTAATTTCTTTTAAGACCGAGCGTAGATTATACTTTGCAAGTGTTGTAACACCAAGTCGTTTATTTAAGGATGGCTCTAGTTCTTCTGCACTAATATCATGTGTCCAGAAAATTGTATCCCAATAGGTTTGTAATGGAGCACTTGTTGAAAATCCAAGGATTGTAATCTGTTCATGTCTTTCTAATTGTGATAAGAAGGCACTAGGGGGTTCTCCTGCCCAAACAAGACGTACCGGCTTCTGAACACTGACTACATAGGTTAATGCAATACGCATATCAACACTATCTTTAATGACAAAAAGTGCGTCCCATTTCATGCGTATTAGCCATTGCATATAAGGACAACCATCTTGAACACATAGAACCTTCCGACCTCTGTGTGCAACCTCTGTATCAATACAGGCAAGGCGTGAGCGAACTAATTGGGGTAGAAGTGCAGTTGTTCCTACACAGTAATGTTTAAAAGACCTTAATGATTCTGCGAAACCTTCTAGGCGTACACTATCTTGTTCATTCATAAGGGGGCTTCTAGTAATTTCCTTAGGTGAAACTAGGATGCAGACAAAGAGGAACCTTCGTAAAAAGGGGAAAACTATTCGTAAGGGCGGTGGAAATGGTGTTACAAAAGGTTTAAATTTATATCCAAATCATAATGCATTTCTTGCTCAAAAGGGGTTTTATGAAAATAATAGTAATCCACTATTAAATCTTAGTAGGCCTACGAGTAAAAAGCCATCTAGTGCAGTTACTGCCCGTAGAAGAAAAATATTCGCAATATTAAAAAAGAAAACCCCTCCTAAGAATTAGGAAATGCCTAATAATAAATTTACAAGAGTGGTAAGTACAAGAAGTACTAGATCAAAGAATAGAAATAGAAATATTTATATTAAAACTCTTAGAGCAAAATTATATAAATTATTATCTACAAATCCAGAAAAATTTGATAGAATTATAGGGAAATTAAAAGATGATGAAGTAGTTGATTTACTATATGGAGACTTTAAAGGCTTACGTTTATCTAATAAGCCTTAAAAAATCATTAATTTCATCTGTATCATCAACAAATCTATGACCATATAATCCAGATGCATAAAGATTTTCTTTTGCAATCTGTATTAATTCATCAAAATTGCAAACAGCAACAAAATTATTTATCTTACCCCAATCCCCAAATTTTATACAGTGAAAGACATCTGATTCAAGATACTCCGAATCCTTTGCAAGACCAGTTTTTTCCAAACAGTCTAAGCCTGCCTGAAAAATCTTATTCAAAATAGCCTTGGAAACCTTCGGCAAAAATTCAGTCGGTTTTAAATAATGCACAGAACTCTTCGCAATTTCATGAACTTCTTCACGTTCATCGACAAAGATTATGTCGCTCGGATTTATTGTACCTTTTACTCCACATAGGTCTTGAAAGATGGCTTTTAATACCTTAAAGGTCTTAATTTGTTGCCCTTGAGGTCTATTTAGCCAATCAGCCCTTCTTATAGCATGTGAAGCGTCCACAATTGCATCAAAGAGTCCTTTACAGTTATACTTTTCCTCTATAATTTCCTTTCCCATCTCAATTGCAAAACTGTTCCAAGTATTTGAATATATGCACACACTTCTAATCTTTTTTGAACGCTTTCCTTGTATTACTGGAAGAATTAGTGCATCTAAATTTGGCCGAAGAATTGTCCCAGCAATTTCAGGATCTTCCGAAATTTTCTGAATATATAATTTGGCCGCCGCTCTGAGTTTACCCCTGAGGTCTGGTTCCAATTTAAATTTCGGGTTCAAAATTTTGTTGAAATTATTCTCCAAATTATCCACACTGAAAAAATCTGCAAAAACTCCTATATGGCTGAAATAGCCTAATGTATTATCTAAATCAAAGGCTACACACGTCATCCCCTATTAATTAGGGTGTGTAAAATTGAGTTTACAGGTTGAAAAATATTATATGTATCATGGAAGACTATAAACTTATTCTTAACATACTCTCAGAGCGTTCACGTATCAATTGTCTTATTTACACATGTGCTCTTGCAGGTGCAGCACTTCTTGGAGTGATCTTTTATGGTTATTTCGCCTTGAGTAAAGGCATTGATCTAGTTCAGTTCTCTGTAGGGCTAAGTTTGCTTTCCCCCTTTATTATATTTGCTATTCTTCTACTTGTACTTCGCTGTATGGCATGTGTTGAACTAACTATTCTTAAGCCTCTTGCACAGGCAGAGGTCAGAGTAACTAGTGTAAACCCTCTAAATAGCGTCTAGTACATGCCGGGACTAAAATTAACACCAATTTATTTTTAGAAAGTCCTATACAGTATGGACTCGGCACCGAAGAATCCTTATGTTCCGCTTAAGCCACATGCAATTCCTAAGGAAGCTATTGCATACCTAGACTCTCTTAATCCAAAAGAGCGTGAACTACATGATATGGCAGTGAAAATCCTCGGCTCATCATATTTTGTGGAAACATCTCATGGGTTTGTCAAATGGAAGTCTGCACAAGGCTTCAAGGCCTGAAGACCTGAAGGTCTAGAGGCCTGAAGACCCGAAGGTCTGAAGGCCTAAATAAATATTCTAAATAATATATAATCGACAACACTGGCAGAACATACTAATATCGTTCACAGTATTATCAAAAATAGCGGTAGAACCGGCTCTTTTTATACAATGATTCCTTCAAGAATTAATAATTCACTAAGGCGATGGACAAAAAACTTACCTGAAGTAACTCCATTTTATGCGATTAAATGTAACCCCGACACACAGTTTTTAAAGTACTTATATGACAAGGGTCTACAGTTTGATTGTGCAAGTGAAACCGAACTATTTCAAGTTAAAAAGTTAGTAGGGAATTATTGCAGGTCTAGTATTATTTATGCAAATCCATGTAAATCCGAGGAAGATATTAACAGTGCGACAAGTATTGGTTCTCCACTAACAGTTGTTGATTCATTTGAAGAGTTATATAAGTTAAAGGCATGTAATTATAATGGTGGCGCACTTATTCGTATTGCAGTTGATGATTCAAAAAGTCTTATACCTTTTTCATCAAAGTTTGGAGCAAATAAGTTACATGTAACAACAATTGCAAAAATCGCCAAAATTTGTTCAATCAATATTTTTGGATTCAGTTTCCATATTGGTTCTGGAGGCTCTTCGCCTAGTGCCTATGGCTCCGCCATTAAGATGTGCAGAGATTTACATCCAATTCTTAGACACTATGGGCATAGACCAAATAACCTAGATATTGGTGGGGGTTTTATAAATGATCTTACAGATTTTGAAGAAAAAGCTCAAGTCATTAATAACTCTATTCTAGGTCTTGACAAAGAAAATATTCATGTTATTGCTGAGCCTGGGCGATTTTTTGCGAGTAATTCATTTGACTTCTATGTAAAGGTCATTGGGAAAAAATATTCACATAAAATGGCTTGCTATTTATATACAATTGATGATAGCCTATATG